AGCTAAAAAATGATGTTAAAAAAAATCACTGGATGATACTTACTTGGTTGCCGTTTGCAGAGCTAAAAAATGGAAATATTGTTTTCCACCTTCATTATAAAATTCTGCCTTATCTCTTACAATTAAAAGAAAAATTTACGGTTATCTCTATTGATATTTCTATGAAATTAAAATCAGCACATGTGTTTAGATTGTATCATTTGTTGTCTCAACACAAAAATATAGGTAAATTAACTATCAGTCTTGAAGAACTAAAAAATAAATTGGGAGTGAATGGCTGCCATCAACCATCATACGAAGCTTTTGGGCATATAAAAGACAGAATTTTAAACAAATCTTTAAACGAAATAAACGCAAAAACAGACATTCTCTTTTCTTTCGAAGTTTTAAAAGAAGGACACAAAGTTGTATCTTTAACTTTCAAAATTCATCACAACAAATCTCACGATCCAGAACGAGCGTACATCGAAGAACATCTGCAAAAACTTAAAAAAATGGTCTAAAAATTCTGAGGATAAATCATGAAACCAAAATTATTCATTACACTACTTTTAATCAGCCCTTTTGTTTACGCTACTAATTATTTTACGCAAACTCAAGCAAATAATTACGCTAAATTTGTTTCGTTTTCTATAGATTATTTTGTTAACACCTCTAAACTTGTGATAACAGCGTATTTCACCATATTTATTATATTATTCCCTTTCATGATTATTATTTTGGCAATAAGGGCATATTTTAGCTTAAAAGACACTTGACTTTTATCCCATAGTATATATATTACAATACCATTCACATGATACTGTGCGAATGTGGGCAGCACAGAAAAGAGAAAAAACATGTTTGACTCATGGAATAATGAGTATAATAAAAAATCTTTTGAAAAAGAACATTAACATGAAGTCAAAATTATTTATTTTACTAAGAGTTTCTAATTATAAGAAGTGGAAAAGTTTAAAATGAAAACAGAAATTTATGAAATCATCCTAAATATCTTAGGTATTGGTCTGCTTGTTTTACTAAGTCCTTTTATAATCGTCTTAGGAATTATACTTGTAGCCATTTTTTTTCTTCTTTATTCTGTTGTAGAGATTATACCTTTTTTGTGTTGCGCGTTTATGCTCTTCTGCATTCTTTTGCTCCCTTTTTTAGGAATACTTTTTTTTATTTGGTGTGTATTTTTAATGGCAAAAAGTATATTTGGTTGAATAACGCTTGACATACTAGCCGCTAGTATATAGACTGCATTCTAAGGTCTATAGCTCAGTTGGTTAGAGCAGCGGACTCATAATCCGTTGGTCCTAGGTTCAAGTCCTGGTAGACCTATTAAAACGAGAAAAAAATGCCCTATAATTCTTACAAAAGACTTTCTCCAAAATTGCAGGAACTTCACGACCTGAGAGAATCTGTATCCGCAGAAATTTCTTTTCAAAAAGGATTGATTTGTGAAATACGCCCCGAGGAAAAAGTAAAATCTAAAATAAGATTAGCAAAAGCTAATGATGCCCTACAACATTTTTTTAATAAGGAAAGACAACATGAAGAAGTTAACGCCAAATGAATCTTTAAAAAAAGCAACAAAAATTGTTGCTGGTGAAAGGATAGGTTGTTTTACCAAAATGTCACGTCTAATAAAACCATACGTTTCAGATACTTATACAACTGATACGCTCGTAAAAAATATCTCCAAAACAAAAACCCATCCTCTAAATTTAGGAATAGCTATAGAGTTATTGACTGATGGTAAAGTAAAGATGGAGTCTATTTGTCCTCACATTAATTTCAAAGGATTGTGGAAAGTTTTAGATAACAGAAAAAATAAATAAACATTAGACTTGACAGATTATACTACTATATATATACTACTATATATATACTACTATATATTCCTTAAAAGAAAGGAAAACATCATGACAAAAAACTCAGATATGCAGGAGAAATTCAAAATTGAACAGATAGCTGAACAGATAGCTGAACAGATAGCTGATGAGCTGGTCGACGAGGTCGATTTGCTGCTTCACAAAGTTGAAGATTGTGTTAATCAAATGTCCAAAAGTATTGCCAAAGAAACGGTAATCAAGCTAGCAAAAAAAATGAAGGAGAAAATATTATGAATGATTTTACCGAAGTAATATTTAAAATATCAGACAAATATGGCAATAAATTTTATGATGATTTGCCAATTGAGGCGCAAGTAATATTAATAGACGCATACATAGGAGAAAAAAGAAATAAATCAGATGGATATTTAACATTTGATATTGAAGTTTCAATACCTCCAGGCTTTGGGATGAGAATGATTTTTGACATGCAAAGTAATGATGTGCAAACAAACACAACAGCTCTTGACATTTTGCAAAGGGGATTGATGAAGTATACTACAATAAACGTAAGCGAATACTACGATGATTTCATCGAATCAACAAAGAAAGACAAAGCAGGCGACCCCGAAGAAGAAGCCTATTTTAACATTGACGAAATAATAGACGGAAAAAGAGGGTAGGAGAAAACCATGAAAACAAAATTAGATAAGCACATAGAATTAGATAAGCAGATAGAATTATATAAGCATACAATGGAACAGATTCACAAAGTGGTCTATAAGATGATTTATGAGACGGTCTACCAAATCGGCTACCAGCTATCCTACGGGGTGAGAAATCTACTTGATAAGCTAATTAGCTACGAGATAACCTGCAAATTAGCCAACCAGGCGGCCGATGATATGGCCGATGATATGGCCAAGAAGATGAGCAAGATTGCCGACCAGATGGTCAAGGAAATTACGGATAAACTACTAGACCTAGAAGAGGAGAAATCATGAAAATATCACCACAATTACAAAAGCAGACTGCGCATATAATTAATATAGCCAAGGAGATGGTTTATCAGGAGAAAGAAAATGTTAACTAGAGAACAAAAATTGGAGCGTAAAAACGGTATTGGCGGTAGTGACGTTGCAGCAATATTCGGAGAATCTCCTTATAATTCTGCGGCAACTATCTGGGACGAAAAAATTAGCCCTGAAGTTACTGAAGATGAAAAAGACCCAGCGCATTATCAAAACATCGGAGGTCTCCTAGAACCAGCAATTTCTGGTATTTATGCGCAAAAATATAATGTTTCAGTCGAACGCCCTGAAAAAATGTTCAAGCATCCCAAGTATGATTTTATGACTGCAAATATTGATTATTTGATAACTAATAGAAACGCCGCACTAGAATGCAAAAATGTTGGTCAATATTCTAAAATTGGTAATGTAGACGAAAATAATTTCCCGATCCCATATTTATTACAGTGCGCACATTATCGTATAGTGCTAGACCTTGATTATATTGATATTGCTTATTTAATAGGCGGAAATCAATTCAAATGTCTTCGCTATGTAAAAAACCTGGAACTCGAACAACAAATAATTGAAAAGGAACATATCTTTTGGGAACACGTAAAAACAAAAAAACATCCTCCATTAATGGAACTTGAAGACTTAAAACTAAAAGAAATTAATGCAGGAGCAATTATTGAAGGGAGTGCCTTTGCTAAAGAGCGAGTTGAAGAATTATCTTTAATAAAAGCGCAACTGAAAGAATTAAAAATACAACACGACAATTTAAATTTATTATTGGCGCAGGAATTAAATGAGAATAGTAGCATGGTTGATTCTTGCGGAAATAAATTATGTTCGTGGGTTGCCTACGACAAAAATAATTTCAAACAAAAAAAATTCAAAGAAGAAAACCCAGAAATTGCGGAAAAATATACCTCAATAATTAAAATTAAATATCTTAAAACTTATTAAAGGAGAAATAATCATGGCATCACAATTAGATTTATTAATTAATCAAAAATTAGATTCTTCATTTTTATCAACAGAAGTGCAAAAAGCATTGCCGAGCACTTTGCAATCAGAACGCTTCATTAGAACGTTAAAATCTGCAATAAAAAATGACCAAAAATTAAAAGAATGTCATCCAGATTCTTTCAGATCAGCAGTGATGGAATGCGCGCAACTTGGTTTAGACCCCAACCCAAAATTAGGAAAAGTAAGTCTCATTCCTAGAAAAAACTTTAAAAAGAACATAACAGAGGTCTCTGTAGAGATAGGTTTTAAAGGTTTTATAGAACTTGCAGATCGCTCAAACAAAGGAATATGTCACGGAGTAGTAAAAGAAAACGATTCTTTTAATTTTCAACTCGGCACTGACCAATTCTTAAATCACATTCCAAATTTAAGAGGTGAAAGAGGTAAAACTTTCGCATATTGGGCGGTCGGAATATGGGGTAATAATAAAAAATTAATTGTAATAATGTCGATTGATGAAGTTAATTCTATTAGAAATAATTCAGATAACTACAAATCAGCAATAAAATTTAATACAGTAGAAAAAAGCGTTTGGCATAAATATCCAGACGAAATGGGAATAAAAACTGTAATTAAAAGACTGTGTAAATATTTACCTCTTAATACAGAAATACAATCAGCAATAGCCAATGTAGAAGAAAAAGCAGTTTTTGACGGAGAATATTCTAACGAATTAGAGCCAGAAGAAAAAACTATTACGCAAGAAACTACTGAATCTATAGACGAAGAAACGGGAGAAATAACGTTGCAGGAAGATGAATGGGAAGAGGCGGTTGTAGTAACAGCCCCGCCGTTAATGAACACTGAATCTGCACTAAACGAACTTAAGAAGGCAATAAAATGATTGAATATAAATTTAGTGACTATGGGTTTTTTTATACCTTCATGGACACCCCCCCAGAGTTTTTTTACGATGGCTACAAGAAAGAGATTTTTTTTACAAAGGCTACTAACGATGCACTCCACCTTTATATAAGCCTACGTCGTATAAACAGCACTATTGACAAAGCACGCACTGACCTTTTGCAAAAAACTGCTTTATGCTACTTAAATGATGATGAACGATGTAAATTAGTTGATTATGAGCAAAAAGAGTTAGAGTTGAGGTTGTATTTAACAAAAGACGAAGAAGATATTTTTTGTTGCGCAGGTGTAGACACTTACTTCGACGGTGCTAAGCAGTATGTGCTTTTACGAATGCATGTAGATGAAGCATACAAATTAGCAGAGTTAAAAAGCTACTGTGGAAAAAAGGAGAAAACAAATGATTAAATACAGATTAAGTGATTACGATTTTTCGTGTGTCATAGGCAATGTAGAGCCTGAGTTTACTTACAAAAATAATTATTGTGGGTCGTTTACAGACCATACAGATATTATAATCAACTTAAGTATAAGCTTGCTGCGTGTAAACTACGATCGTGAGGAAGCCAAGCACGAACTTTTATTAAATGTTGTTGCGTGTGAATTAGAAGACTACGGTGAAAACATAGAACTGAGGTTGTATTTATCAACAACTGAAGGTGAGCTTTTTAGCAAAAAAGGAATAGTAATCTCACATGAAGGAGACGAGCAATATGTACTTTTGTACATGTACTCACGAGAACGTTTAGTGGAGCTAATAGGTAATTGCAAGCTAGAAGAAAAAGAAAAGAGCGAAAGTAAAGGCAAAGAAGCCGTTAGAGAGGTTTTTAAAGAAAGGGTTAACTACCTACAGAAGCTGCTTGCAGAGCTTGCAGATGATTTTTTAATCCCTCCTAACGGAGAAAGTAAGTGATTAAATACAGATTAAGTGATTACAATTTTTCAGTTGGCGTTGACTTTCGTCAAAATATATGTGATTCAGACTGGAACGAACAAAACAAAGCTAGAATTTTTTTATATATGTCTAAGGAAGAAGCTTCAGTTTTAACTGCTTCTAATATATCTGTGTACACAAATATATTAGGTCATGACCTTTGTTTTTTTGTGCCTTTATATTTTGACGGTTCCATGCTGTTAAAAAGTTCATGGGTTTTTGTAAAAAAGAAGACCATGAAAAACCAAAAGACTCGCTTGAAGTTCAACGCTGGTTAGAATTTGCGCAGGAAATCATCAATAATTTAAGTGACTTCTATAAAAGTAAAAAATAATTTGTAATCCTGAATTTACGCAATGTAATATAAATCTCCGTTTAATATAATTATAAGGAGTACAAAATGTTTACAGTAAATGCAATAGATACATCAACAGTTAAAAAATTAGAAATATTAATGCAATCTTTAATAATGATTGATAAAACACGAATCATTGATGTTTTATGTGACCTGCGTTGTAAACTTCAGTACATTAAAAATTTACCTTCTTTAGATGATATTATTAACAGCGTAAATTTGCATGGAGTTTCTTTTTCGATATCTTATGACAATAAAGGAGAAGTTCTTGTTAAAACCCAAAACAATAATATTGTTTGCCATTACTTTTTAACAAATATTTATGAAACTTATACTATTAGATTTCTAAAATGGGAAGAGATTTGGTATAAAAATAAAGACAAATTAGAAGCAATTAATAGCATTATTAAAGATATTCTTCCTAAAAGTGATATTTTAAGCTTTACAAGTTTACCCTCAAACAATTTACTAAAAGCACTTTTTTGTGATTTAGAAAAAAACACATGCTGGGGCTCTTCATTTTTAACAATGCACGATTATTTTAAATATAATTTAAATTCAAAAGTGTTGGCTCGTGATTCAGCTTTTCACCAAGCTTTTGTTTTTGTCTGTAAAAAAACCAATCAACCAATACCCACAGGATTATTTAAATATAATTATTCATATCCAGGAGAAAAAACTAATGAGAGAAATCACAGCACAACACCTTAAGGCCATTGGAAAAGAGTATTTAGAAATTTGGCCTACACCTACAGCAACCTGCTTCTTTTGTGCTCGTCATACAAACCAATTTTTTGCACAATGTTTAATTGATTTAGATTATGATAAACCCGAAATATTACTTTTAAAAGATATTGAAGCTGTTTTTAGTCACATGCCAAATGTCAAAGGGTTTTTAGGAAGAAAGTTAATTAATTTAATGTATTTACGTTTTAATGATTTTGATGACTTTAATTTTAAATACCAAGATTATAATGTTTCAATAAAAAAATTATACACTCATATGATTAGGAATTTAATAAACTGGCTTGAGAAGGACGATTCTAAAACGACTACTTATTGGAATAGGCGTAAGCGGTTCGTATGAAACAAATCACAGCACAGCATCTTATAAATATAGGTAAAATTTACTTAGAAAAATGGTCTAAGCCTATAGCTACTGTATTATTTTTAACAAACGCATGAACCAAAAAGAGGAATAAATAAGTGAAAAAATGGTTAATAGAACATTATCATCATATTCTGATTTCAATCAGTTATTCAATGGTGATTATAGCTTTTATGTTGCCTCCAAGATTTTATCTTTTTATAATTATGGCGGGCGCAGCACTTATTATTGGATGGTTAATGACTGATGAATTTAAAAGAATCACAAAAAGAGCGAAAGAAGAAAACAATGAATTATAACTTTGAAGATTTTAAAAAACTTTTTAAAAAAATTAATCGCAAAAAAAAATTCACTTTATCCATATCTAAAAGAGCATACCAAATTAAGGAAAAAATAGATTTACCCGCCCATCTTTTACCTTTCTGTCTTTCAGAAGAACAGTATAAAGTGATTTTATATTTAAAAATCATGAGTAGAGGAATTAGTTGTGACAAAAAAAGTAAATATTTTCCTATAGTTGAAATTAAGCTTTTTGAGATACCAGAATTGTTTTCTTTACTCCAAGTACATTTTCTTTATTTGATAGACGTAGAAATTGATGTAAAAACATTATCTGATAATTTATACGATGCATATATTAATTATAATTATGAGAACAAATTTTGTCCTGTTGAAAAAGAGCTAAGAGATTTATTTTTAGAAATACAGGCCGCATTATGGAATGATTTTTTACCTAAAAAGAAATCAATATTAAGAAGATAGTTGTAAACGTTAATAGAAGATGATAAAGTTATTAAACAAGATCTAAGAGTGTTTAAAGAGATAATTATAAATGAGAATAAACGTTAATCGAAAACATGAAACCTTTCATCCAAGTATTATTACTATGCGATCATTAGCAACTGGTATATGTGACCCAAACACTAGTGTTGCAATATTTAATTGCTTAAATAAATATACAGGAGTAGAACTATATCTTAGGATAAAGTTTCATTGTAAGAAAGAAAACCCATACTCAATACCAAAATATGAACTAGACATTAATTTACTTCCTTATTGCAAATTTACTGAAGATGACATAATTAATACAATGAATATGCCTTCGTTAGATTTAAGCCCTTCTATATTTAGATCTGAATATTATGTTAATAATGAAGATAAGTTGTATAAAAGTGTGGCACTAAATTTTGAAAAACTAGCTGAAAGAATAAATAAAGAAGAAGGGGGTATTTGTTGTAGACCTTTCTGTAGATTTTTAAGAGAGTTTTTTTTTAGGCTAAAAGGAATGTCTTTAAATGAGAATTAATGTCAACAGAAAAGGAAAGGTGGGCGAGCGAGAACTTGCTGCTTTGTTCAGAGAGTATGGAATTGAAGCACGTAGGTCAAAGCAGTACTGCGGGGTAACAGGTGAACAAGATTTAAAGCACGCGTTAGAAGGCTATTATATTGAATGCAAACGTGTTAAAGATTTATATATAAACAAAGCATTTGAGCAGATAGAAAAAGATGCAAAGGATACGGGTATTCCCATAAGACGCCATCTTTTATTTGCCCGCACTAATCGTTTAAAATGGTTGTTAATTGTAAGGCCAGTAGACTTATTTCCTTTCCACATAGAACGTGCATATGAAGAATTTGGAGACCTTAACATCTTAAAAAAAGATGACATAAAAGGTACGGAAGATACAGTTGATATTGAATATCTAATAAACCTTGCCGAATTAAACCAAAACTACGTGGTTTTCGGGGCTCGAACCTTTTTATTCAATTATACAGGCCACATACATGGAAATTACTCACGCACTTTTTGACAAGCAACTTAAAAAAGAGGATTAAATTATGGACACCTACATAACAGACACTAACGTATTAACACCATTAAATTACTTTTACAGTGAGTATGTTAAGTGTTTTAGGTGTGGTGACAAAGCCACGATACCAATAGATAAACCTATGTTACTTGATATACTTGATATACCTGCGTATTTTGGTAGTATAAAAAAGTTGCCAAAAGTAAAAAGTGACTATATAATACTAAAACTTATCTCACCAAGATAAGTTTTTTATATTATAGACAAAATGCACTTCAGAGTAAAAAAGCCTCGTTACCTCCGAGGCTTTTTTTTACATGTAATATTTATTGATTTAAATTAACTATTGCAGTAATATAGGATTGCCTTGATATGCCCTGCTTCTACCAATGATAGCTTCGATGATAGCTATGTAGTAGCAACATTTAAAGGTTACGCGCCGCCTATTGATGTACCTTTTAGGTGCATCGAGACCGCGGGGTTTTATTTCTTAATTAATAATAATAAATTATCTACATGTATTTGGTACATGGTTATAGTGATGGCTAAACCGAAGCCTAAAATTCTCCACCAATTAGTAATAAAAAAGCTTTTGATTTTATTTTGCCCATCTAATTCTTTAAACCTACCCGTATGTATTTTAACATCTTCTTTTATTTCTTTAACGTCTTCTTTTATTTCTTTAACATCAGCACCTAGCACAGCTACGGCAACATCTATGTTGCCAAATTTATTATATATTTGTGCTGTATTATCAGCTACCATCAGCTTGCTACGCCTTTTAACTTTTCAACTGCTCGCATACCATATAAACCCATTTGAGCCATGAATAATTCTTTAATGGGGGTAATAGATACAGGATAAGGAAACAGTGAATGAGCTTTTAAACTCATCACTACCCACATATACGAAGCTAATGAATAGTAAGGTATTAAAGCAATCGCTAAAATAATGCCAATCATATACATATTAAAAGGCCTTGCCCCAGCAATTATTTTCGACGGATGCTTAAGTTGAATTTCATTTAATTTTACTTGGGCTAAAGATGGTGTTTGTCGTAACGTTTCTAGCGCGGCCTTACACTTTAGCCTTTCTTCATCTGACGTTATATTTTTATCAACAGCAGAGCCAAATGAGTCAATAATACTGCTAATAGAGGATAACATTTAAACTTTCTCCTTAAATCTTTCTTTGAAATTAGCATCTGAATAAGACTGATCGCGCTCTGGTTTATGAACTAGCCAATGACCAGGGCAGATTATTGACGTGTTTGTGTATAAAGCAGGGAGTCTAGTTGTAAATTCAGTAAGTGCGTGTTCTCCCATCAAGCAGTTGCAAAGTGGACACTTATCCTTAGTCATCTGCTCTGGCGGGTCATATTTTTTAAACGTGTCGTTATATACACCTTTTACATATTGCTCAGCTTCTGCTTCAACGGTTTTTTCAATATAAATAGTCATTAATCTCTCCTTCCAATAGTTACTAAAGACATAGACGACATAATAGCTTTATATGCGTATAAAAACTTTTTCAGCGTAGTTGCGCCGCGCTGTGTGTTATAGTATTTTTTATAGTATTTAAACATCTTAACAGGCATCTTATAGGATGGCAAAGGCTCAGCAAACCGTCGATAATGTGCACGAGCCATCAGGCATGCATATGATAAGTTGTTTACCATATCATCAGCCACAGGGTCTAAATCCATATTACAATAAGTTTTAATTTCTGACTTCATGCCAGTCGTTAAAAAGTTATTGTGTAAATCATCATGAGTTGCTTTTTCCATTTGCCATAAACCCAATGCAGGACCCTTTACTTGATGTAAATATTTTAAACCTGATTCAACCTGTGCGGTGAACAGTAAAAGCATAACGGCATCTTTACTGTACCACCCCAAGTTTATTTCTTCCAGTGCTGGTTTTACAATATATTGATGTAACTGTTTTGTGCTTAATCCGCTCATATTAAGAAGTACCTAATCTAAGACTGCCACCACTGGGTAATATATTTCTATAGCTACCAGAAATTTGGCGTCCATATAATTCAAAAACATCATCGTTATTTACTGCTGTAACTGCAGTAATGATAATAGTTTTAATTGTAGCATCAAGCGTTACCGTTGTAGCTGCACCCTCAATAGGGACACCATTTTTTGCTACTATTAATTCATATGGATAAGAACCGCCACCTAAAATAATTGCATCACATGTTAAATCTACGGGTCCTTTTGTCGGCCTTGGAATTAAAGAGCGCATGTAGTTATCAACATGCAATTCAGTAACTTTATCTAAATCAGTAAACCTCTCTTGAAGCGAAGAGGCAAGTGTAGGCCAAGTTAATTTTTTGAAATTAAAGTCAGTTATCGTTGTAGCAGTTGTGTTAGGTTGCCCAAGAATAAAGCCTATTTCTGCGCTATTCGGTAAATCGCGCACACTCCCTCTGTAACTCCAAAAAGGGTCTGTTTGGTCTTTGCTTCCAGGAGCAAAAGGAACTTCGCATCCGTTTGGTAGTAGCATTTCTGCCACGATGCCGAAACCTACAGAACTACTTGCTTCCACATTAAATAGTGGTTCGACAGAGTGCATATATACAGTTGCTGAAACAATTCGTACCCCATTTACTGGACCACTAAAATTAAATACTGAATCAGTTAAAACTTGAACGTTCGTTAAATTGTGACTATCAAAAGATACAGTGGCATTTGAATTAATGTAAAAACCTGCCGTGTATTGTCTAGAAATAAAACCATTTAAAGCTAACAAACTTCCGTGTGCAGTTGACAATTTGTTTGTGTTTTGTAACTGCGTTTGACGCATTAAAAAAGCACTTGTATTAGTAGGGTCATTAGTATTAATCCACTCGTCACAAGAAACCGAGCTGTTATTAATACCAACACACGTAAACCCAGCTCCTAAATTATTTATAACAGCACCTGTGCATTCGCAATACAACAACTCTAAATACAGAGCATTACCAGGTGCAACATTTATAAAAGCAGGGCCATTAGTGCATTTATAAATAGTCAAATACCCAGCACTCGTAATTACATTACCTCGTGGGTGGAAAGGATACGGAGTTTCAAGCGTACCTATAAAATCCATATGATAGTGAATACCAGGGTCACCTAAATGCACAAACAACCCTGGTACTATTTCAACAACGGGCGGTAAATCAGCAGTGGTCTGAATGAGTTTTTTTGTGATGGATTTTATGCCTTTCTGTGCTTCAGCAATAATTTCATTAAGAGTATAGTAACCGCTAACTGCACCAACAGTTGCGTATATTTTGCCGTCAGTAGTAATATCCCAATGATTAGATAACGCAGATAATGTAATGCCAGGACATTGTTCGGCCATAATTACACCTCCGCTTCATAAATTAAATGGATATTTAAGTCACCAGATTGAGCATAAATTGAGTCAACACCATTTAGTTTTAAAACTGTTATTTTTGCAGTTATTCCAACAGTTAAATAAACTATCGAAGTTCTTGCTACGATCAAATTAGCACCAGCGACTAAATTAGTTGGAGATGCTCTTTGTCCATAAATAGGCCTTGGACCTAACGAAGTATTTATATTAATAAATAAATCGTCTGAAGATGTTAAAGCTGAATATCTGATGTACGCATCAAAACAATAAAAGCCAGATACTGGTGCAGTAAAAACACCTGTTGTTAGGTTATAAGCCCCCCCACCTGTAAAATAAGGGGCATTATTAAAAATGATGTCTGTTTCAGTGTTTACTGGAATTGTAATAGATGCAGCAAAACTTGCTGAAACCATATATACATTATTAACGGATGTATGAAGATTTTGATAAGTTACATTTTTGGTCTTCAAAGAAGGATCAGCCTCAGACGTATCAACAACAGCAAATAAGTCATCTGGTGCAATTAGTGTAAGTTCATTTAGCCCACTTATGGGCTTAGTTCCATCTGCGGCCATTTTTGTCTCCCCTCAAAAATTAAGCTGTTAAAATGAGATTATTGTCCTCAGTTGTGATTGGAAATAAATCTTCTTGTGCGATGTAAGAATGCATTTCTGCAGTTTCTTCAGTATATAATACACCTCCCCCTTGTTCTAGTTTTAAATATCCTGCATTAGACTCCATTAAAAAAGGTGCATTATTTTGTAAAAGCCAATAAGTAAAGGCCTTAGTGTATAAACCAGTTGCTATTGTAGAACTAATTGAATAAGGCCACAGTTTAACTTCACCAATATCAGCATTACATGAGTCATATGGCGGGGCTGAGTCTGGCCTATGACCTAGTGTTATATAGTTAACTAAATCAGCATTAGAAGCAGTGCTGTCTTTATATAGTACCTCAATATTATTCAGCCAAAACTTAAAACTACCATCTCGATAACGAGTAAAAATAAAGATGTCAAAACTACCTGGAACATAATCAAAATGATAAAAGGCACCATTAAAATACACGCGCATTTGTCCTAGCTGCTCCCAGTGAGCAACGCTAAAGTGCCATGTACTAGCGTCTAGTCCACCAGCAAAAATAGTGCTGGTTTCGCCAATAGGCTCTATTTTAGCAGCTATTAAACCCGTAAATTCATTGGTATTAAAAGGTGCTAATAATTGACCTTCCATTCTACTTTTATCAGTACTGTTAAATCTAGCAATTTCTCGGCCATATGAATTAGTAACTATAACAGGACGTTCTATTGCAGTTGGTGCTGTCATTATAGTATTAACACCGCTTTTAGAATGCCAGATATCTAGTTTATCTGTATCAGAAATTTCGAGTGAAAGAGGGTCATTACTATCTAACCAAAAACTATCGTTTTTTAAAGTTGATAGCCATTTATTAATCCAAGTTTCAAATGTACTTTTAATAACCGAATCTTCTAAGACTTTGCTAGTTATAGCTAGCTCTCCTAAATATAAAGTTCCTCCTGTAATACCTTCTGATCCCCTTTTCCCTAATAAAAAGTCTATAAGTAACGCAGACTGGCTAAAATTAGAAGCTGAAGCACTAAGTTTTCCATTTATAAAGATGTCCACATTAAACCCGTCTTTTTTTACACAAATTATATGCTCATTAGATGAGTGGTGAGCAGCTGCAAGTTGCGAGTATAATGTGCCATTCCCAGCATATATATAATTATTTACCCCGTGCCATGTTGAAAAATCTAAGAACTTATAAGCTTCTGGTGTGTTTGATGTAAACGTTGTGCTGTTAGCTGTGGAATCATATATTTTACGAGCTATAAAAATTGTGAACTTTTCTGTATCAAATAGCTGTTTAAACTTACCTTCTAAATATCTAATAGTTGGCGAGCTTTCAAATTTAAGAGCCTTTAACCCATTTATAGCATTTGAGGATAATAGTACTTGGTTATCTAATACTCCTTGAAAAGCATCTTGTTTGTGAATAGTTTTGTCCTTTAAGCGGGACACGTAGCCAGGATTATTATATTTTAAAGAATTACTTGATACTAAAGCTAATCTTTGATTGTCACTGGCTTTAAAATTTATTGAATATTTCTCTGTTTCAGCATCTTTTACATATAGTGGTTTCCACACAGCTATTGGTTGGTCTGCATTATTTCCATAAATACCTAAATCTTCACAATGATAAATATCTTGTGTTGGCGGAGTCACCTTTATAGAATCTACGTCAGAGGCATCAAACCAAAATGACGTAAAATTGTTTGTTGAATCAAAAAGATAATTATAGTAAAAATATTTATTAATAAAACTCATTTCTTCTACTGAATAAGCTTTACTAACAAATATCATTGCAGAATATTCAATATTAGAATTATAACCAACTAAATAATCTAGCAATATAGCTGTATCTTTAGTTAGTATTTTTTCGCCAATTAAATTACCATTCAAATATCCTCTAGCAAGACCATTCTCATCATAAGTGAAAGCTAACACTTTATAATCTTTTTCATTATCAGTAATAGAAAATGACTCAGTAGAGACACCGTCACCCACATGCATTGTTGTAACACCACCATCCGCATCGTGAGTTATTAAAAATATATATGGGGGAATTGGAACGTCTGCATTGAATATAATTTGTGCACCTGTAGGTGCTGTTTTAAGAACAAAAAGAATAGTTATGTCTTTTATTTGTGTTGGCTTTAACATTGTACCTTTAAAATACGCGTCTTCAGGAGCTTTTGATGTCTTGATAGAGTTTATTGCGCCATTTATTTGCTTACGTAAAAGTAATGGTTCATCACCTGCGGTAGCGTGGGGCGAATAACTTAAACCTCCTGGAGCAGTATTATACCAAGTAGTTACGTCTTCATCCCCTAAAATAAAATAAAGGGTATTTGTATCTTGAGCGTTTAATCGAATGTAATCATTTTGGCTTATATAAGAATAAAACCATTTATATACAAGTTGTTCTATGTTTAAAAAACGCTCGCCTGTACTTAATAAAGAGAAGTAGCAATGTATCTCTGTGAAATATCCTTCAAACTTTTTAGCTAATGATAAATCTTGACCAGCAAGTGTTAATAAGCCTGTTGTATTAAATGGCACAGATGACAAAGCTGTTAAATCTAGGTCTAAAGATTCTAATAATCCAGTTTGATTATATAAACCTACAAAACCAAGTTTTGTTTCTGGGTTAACCCAAAGGTTTATTATTACTTTTTGATTATTATTGTTTCTTGTTAAAGTAAAGGTTCTAGTGTTGTCAACATCACTAAACGAAATACTTAATTTTCCATCAGTTAAAAATGTAACTTCAAAAGAAGGAGCTGTTAATTCAGTACCACTTAATTTTGCTATAAAATAATTATTATCAGCAGGAATTTGAGTTTGTGGTTCGCAGACAATAAGAAGTTCAAATTGCGAAGGTATAGATAAAGCAGTATTTGATGCATCATAATGTAATATCCAATTAATATTGTCTGCATCATCATTATCAAAAACGACTCCCGCCGAATTTAAATATTTTCTTTTTTTCTCCTCAAAATTATTCATAATTAACTAACCGTTATATCTCCATCTGCATACCACAATATCATATCAGAGGTACTGTCAACAAGGCCTAATGCTGAGGTAAAATTATAAAATGATAATATCCTTTTTGCCGCTCTAACAAATAAAAACTTTCCCGCTGGCCAATCTATTATTGGAATGATACTTCCATCAATTATTTCTATTATTAAATTACCCGCAGTATGTGGCAGATAAAATGCCGTTGCGTGAAAGATTTTATTTTTATCTATTGCTGTTTCTTGAGTGAAGTTTTTATCTAAAACAACAATATCTCCTTGGGTGATATGAAATGATGGTAATGTAGCTGGTTGTGATGAGTTTATCGCATATCCACTCATTATTTTCTCTCCTCAAAATTTAATAGTTTCTAAGACATAAATATTAATAGCTCTTGTTTCTTTTCCGCCATAAGGTAATGATGTTAATTTGTGCGCGTCTTCATATTGGATTGCTCCAGGAATTGCTGCTTGTAGAGGTGACCCTGATGGTGAATCAACAGTAACATTATCATGGGTATGAGTTTCTACACCACCATTTTGAACTGTTCCAATAAAATCTCCTGTTGTCCCGTCTCCCCTATCTCCTCTATCTTTTCTCTTGTCTGCATCAGGGTCTCTTCCTATGCCCCCATCTTTTGCTCTAAAAAAATAACCTCTCGGGTCTGGCAATTTAAAAAGGGCAGAGTTTAAAGCTTCAGCTAATTTAGTTGCTTTTTCTTCTGCTGTATCAGTTGAAGCAAGTTTTAATTTTATTCTATCTTTTCCACCAGGGACAGGGTCATTTTCTATGCCATCCAAAATAATATCAACGTAAAAATTGTGCTCAACTGAATTTATTTCAAAATATTGCCCAGCTTCTTGAGCTGTTGCTGTAGGTGTTATTTCTGTTACTTCTACTCCAGTAGAACCTTGTTGGATTACTGTTATTGTCCATCCTGTATTAATATCTACAGCATCGCTAACACTACCTTTTTTCTCATTTTGAGCTGTAACTTTATCACCTACAACAATAGCACTTATAGCATCATCTATCGAAACATCATCGACTTCTCCCCTTATATTTGTTGCAAATTGAACAGCTACTTGTGCAGCAGTAAATCCTGTTAATGTATTAACTCCAAAAATGATAGCACCAGGAACAACAGGAGGAGTCCCACTACCATTTTTTTTCACAAACGGAGCATAAAGTTTCCCTTTTGTGTGAAAAGTAAAATATGTGCCTTCGGTTAGATCATCAAAAGGCACGCAGGTAATTTTTGTTATTTCTGGAAGAGTTGGCGTTCCTTGTTGGGTTACAACTATTGTAAATGTAGTATTATGATCAACAGCATCATCTACATCACCTTTTTTTAAATTTTCAATAGTGAAATAATCTCCAATAGCAGTTGCATTAACCGAATCATTGCTTGGTCCATAATCCATTCCTAGTTTATTATATAAATCTGGATATTTTGAACGTACTAATAAATTACCGTTAGCTTCAAGTTCGTTGGGATCTAAATTTCCATGCCATTTAGAAGAACGATTGCCGATGCCTGGGCGAATCCATTTTATATTTCCATTCCCATCAGAACCCATATAAGTACCATAAACATTAATATCCTCTAATTCATCATTTGAATCTCTCTTTAATGGGAGCTCAAAAGTTTTTGAAATAGTTGCCTGTTCTTCATATGTTAAATATTCATAATCAACCAATTGATTTCCTTGGGTTAGAGCAAAATTAGTTAATTCGATATTACATGTTGCATTTAAAGGCATATCTATAGCTATAATCGACCTATCATTTGCCGTTCCCAAAGATTTACCCGTAGTAAGAGGAACAACAAATGGTTTATGAAAAACTTTAGAGCTTGTTGATTCTAAATTAAAAATATCTATTACTGTTGGAACGTCGGTACTTCCTCCATCTCCAAAATCTTGAATCCATTTAGCTTCAACTGTAGAATTAGTAGAACTTTCACCTGCAAATTGAAAAGTTAGAGATTGCCCTTCAAATGAAATTACATCTTTAAAGGAAATAAGCAACCGCTTGATCGTTTCTCCAGAACCTGCTGCTGTACATACGTAATTAAAAGAATATCGAGGATTAAATTCTGGGTTTTGACTTCCTAACGGATATTCAACAAATTCTATTGTATCAGTTGCAGTTTTATTGTTTTTTGAAAATGACCAACCAGAATCTGCTATTTGTTCTTCAGAATCTGTTAAGTGATGTATTTTTTTCTCAGGAAAAAGACGGAATTGCCCATTTGGTATATGATTGCGCGCATCTTCTTTAGTTGGCGTTACTCCTCCCGAAAGAAAAGTTGGGTATACGTCAATTTCAGAAACAATAGTTCCACAACAATCCTCTACAATCATTTTCCACAAATCAGTAGGATTGTCTGGGTCTACATCTAAATAAATAGTTTTTGGTCCAACACTATCAATAGAAGGACGTCCAGCAGCATCTAGTTCTATAGGATTTGGAAAAGGAATTGAAAATTTATTGTCTGCATAAACTGCTTTATCAACATCAGGATTTAAACTGCTTTTAGTATATACTTTCCCATTAGGTACATGTTTACCATTAACATCTACAGGCTGCCAGATATAGTAATAACCTATCATTGCAGTTTTAGCCATTATTGTCTCCAAATGTTTGCAATAAGCCCGCATAAGCCGAGGGCGGTAAATATTTTAATAATCTAGCCGCAGACTTTTCAGATAGCATTGGGAGAATATTTTTCTTTTGTCCAGTTATAATATATTTGGAAAGCCCCTTATCTTCCATGTGTTCCAAAATTGGTTTTAAAGCTCTTTTTGAAACCTCTCCCAGCAGACCTCCAGCTAATGCACCCGCACGCCCATGAGCCGCACCCAGAGAAGCACCTCCTAAGGATGGGACAATTCCTTTTGTTAATGCTTCTTTTATTGCGTTTGCATGAGGCTTATATTTAATATGCAAATCAGTAATTCGTCTAAAAATACCTCTTTCCTCGTCATCAAACAAATTACTGTTTTGTACTTCTTTCGAAAGTCTATTAAATATATCTTTTGCTTTTAAAATATCTGAAAAATCTGGTCGCTGTGATTCACCAACTTTTATTGCTTTACCAAATAGTTTTCTTTTCAAAATCATATCTGGGTCTATATGCTTGGCAGCTTCTCCTTTTGCCATGATTCTTCTAAAATGATTTATAGTTTTTAATCCAATTTTTGAATTAGATGGGTTGCTTAAATCAAAGTAATCTAAAAGCCTTTCTGTATCTGGCGGCATATCGCTATACTCAGAATATTTGGACATTATGCTAGGTCTGCCAGATGGTGCTTTATGAAATAAATCTTCCATCTCGCCCCAGCGTTCGTTTAGCTGTTTTAAAGTTTTATGGTGCACATCTAGTTCAGGATGAATTTTAACGTTGTGCTCTAATAAGTCATCAGTGCTTTTTTTAGCATCAAGCAAGGCCTTATATACCCTATCTCCAGAAGGCACGCCAGAATCGTGGTGATATGCCGTTAATTCATTTATAGCTCTACGATTATCGATATGGTCAGACATCGTTATAGGCTTACTATATTTGGCTTTCATTTTTGGTTCTTTGGCCATAGCTCGCGCATCTTTCAAACTTTTTGCAATAATAATATTAGGCTCTTCTCCTACTTGTCTGCCTGTTTTTTCAAGATTTAAAAACTTAAGTGCTTTTCCAGAAATTAAATCAGAAGAGGGTATTTTACTTTCTTTAATTCTATCAATTGCATCGCCAAGTGTTTTTTCATGGCCTTTGCTCTCTAATGGAATCTGATATTCTTCATTTTTTAAAGTTTCTGATAATTTCCCATATCCACTATGTAACGCGTTTTTTGTTCTTGTATAATTATCTATCATCGCTTTAGCAGCCTCATCTAAATCATGACCACCGAGATTTTTTTGCATGAAAGAACCAACTTTTGAAAGAGTGCTGGCTGCAAGGTGAGCTCCTGGCGCACCTATTGCTTTATATCCCTTTCCAATTCCATGCGGAATAAGAGCTGCGCCCATACCAGCCGCAGCTCCAGGCACTCCACCAGTTGCCCCACCATATATTCCACCAGCAGTTACAGCCCTTCTAAGAGGAGTTTTAAGTAATCCTCTACTTATTAGTGTTCCTCCTTTTGATGCTTCTAAGCCTTTCTGTAGCGTTCCTAGACCGCCTTCCGTTGCTACCCATGGAATAACCTCTCCAGCAAAGCGGCCTGCTTGTGCTGATGTCGCTTCTGGGTATTCTGGTGCGCCAAATTTTTGTGATAACTCTTCAGGCGCACCCAGTCCTTGGTAATATTTCCCAATTCCTGGGACGTGCGACATAATATTTGATGGGAGATTGTATAAGCCAGCAGTCCCGTGATAAAGGCCTGCCGCTGCTCCACGTAGAACATTTTCAGAGGTCTCTACAGCTCCATAAGGTTTTCCCGCGGCATGTGTTTCTTCTTTTTCTAACTGCGTTTTTATCTGACTTCGAACGTCTTTAGGTATTTTTTCAGCATCAAAAGTTATATTAGATTCTTCAACTCCAGAATCTAAATCTTTTTTCATCTGCGCAACTTTTTCTTTTGGCAGATGTTGTTTTAATAGGTTACTCCATTTCTTGCGATCTGTTTGCGGCATATCCGCTAATGATATTATTTTAGCCATTTAAAAATCCCATTTCTCTTTAGATGATTTAACAGCCCTACTAGTTGGTGCTGCTGCTGCTCCTGGAGTAGGAGCAGAAGTTCCCCCTGCTATCGGTACATAAGGTATAAATTTCTCTGCCTCACCTCTCCCTATTACTCCTAAAGAAACATTTAGACCCCTATTTAAAGTGTTTAAATATTCTCCATATAGGTTAACTGTCTCTACAAATTGAGAATAGGTCATATTATAGAAATCACTTGCACCACTAAGACGTAAAGCATCTTTTGTTGATTGGTCTGTATGCGGATCCATCATTAAATTAGTAACATCTTTTGCAATAAGAGGTAATTGTTTTTCAACGAAAAACCTAGCCTTAATATAATTAGGGTCTTTTGTTGTTACCCCACTCATCCCTAATATTTTATCTTTCATCATTTTTATGCTCCCACCAACACCCATGAAACCTTTTACTGCTGAAAGATTTGCTTTTGCATCATTTAATCCTGTTACAGCAACTACTCCTCTAACTCTTGCATTTGCTATTGCAGCAGTAGTGCTCAATTTTTCGTTATAAGAACGCAAAGTATCTTTTTCCGCATCAGTCAGTTCTGTATATGCTGAAGAATCCCCACTAGGTGGTTGAGCTCCAGGTTGAACAGCAGTAGGAGGAGCTGTTTGTGGAATTTGCGGTGTAGTTAGTTGAGGCTGGCCTGTTGGCGGGACTCCTCCAGTTAAATTTTGTTGTTGGCCAACAAATGCATTAGGAGAGGATGCAATCCCTTGTAAATTTTGCGGGTTTATTCCTCCTGATAAATTTCCCATAAGTGATTGAACTGCATTGGAAACATTTTGATGTTGTTGTGGCTGTAATGCATTTGACGGAGGCAAACCATTGCCTGAACTTGTAGGAGCAGACTGTAACAAATTTGGCACTCTACCCGCCTTGACAAGGGCTATATTTTTCCATGCTGTTGGCATTCTTGACACTGCTTTTACTAGCTCGCTTTGATAAACGTTCCAATATTGATTAGTTCTATTATCATTAGTTCCCCATTTATTTTTTGCTTGAAGATATTTTCCATATGCTCCAGCAGCACCACCCCCTGTTGACGCTAAACTAGGATCATTTAATTGAGCCATTATTTGCTGTGCACGAGCCATTTTTGACTCAGCACCAGCTTTAGCGGTAAGTCCTTCGTAAGGTGTTTTGGCTTGTAAATTTGCAGCTTGAGCTTTAGTAAGTCCAGTTTGAGCTTTTATTAAAGGCTCTTTAGCTTTCATTTGCTTGAATTTAGCAAGCATTGACAGGGCACTTAAAGTATCACTAAACGGATTTACAGGTGTCGGATACGGCCGTACTGGTAAAGAAACTTGTGGCATTACAGCCATTTTAACCCCCTTTATGCCATTGCTACCATCATAGCGATCATCATTGCAGATTCAGCCATTTGCTGCTCGTTTGCGTCACTAGCTGCATCACCAGCCGCATCTGATGCAGATTGCTGGCCTTGCATTCTCGCTATATTAGAACCTATGCCCATGTAACTTTGAGCTATATCTTTAGACGCCCCCATTCCAATTTGACCCAGCGCACCTTCTCCAGCCATCCCTTTTTGAAATGTACCCGCTTGTTGCTGATAATATTTACTTGCATCTGCTTGTGTTAGGGTTTGAGCATATTTTTGCTGTTCGCGAGCTAATGCTCCTCCTCCTGACATTCCCATTGCGGAAGCTTGATTAGTGGACATTTTTAGGCCTTCTTGTTCGGCCATTTTGGCCTCGGGGGACATCGAATAACCCTGCATCATTTGTTGCCGAAATGCTTGCGGGTCCATCATTAAATTAGAGCCAGCTTGATATTTATCAAGAGACCCGAGGCCATATTTTTCGTATGGTTGCATCTCCCCAATTGCTTTACCCCCATACCATTTAATATTTTCCTCGGGTGAAAGAACAGTGTTACCAAACATCTGATTATATTGTGCTATAGTCATTTGACTAGGATCTGTTGGCCCCGAACCTGATGCACCTGCACCTCGTTGAAACATATTTCGCTCCCCAACTAAATATATTATGTTGTATTATCTATCCTATACTTTTCTAGTGTGTGATCAATTCTTAATATTGAGGGTTTTACACCCGTTTCTAGCTTTGTATTAAATATATTAAAGTCTGTTTTAGATTGACTATTTACGTTGATTATATAATGTAATTTGTTTGGACGCGAGTCATTATTTAATGTAGGCGGTGAAATGTGAGCATTAATAAGCTGTGGTTTACCAGATTCAGTTGCAGGAACTATAATATTACCGCTGTCGTGATATTCATCAACCGTTCCATTTCCGTTGTGGTCATATCCTAACCTAAATTTGATGTTTAAAGGTTTACTGCCAGCAGTTTCAGTTTTTTTATTAGCTAATAATAAAGAAAAGTTTAAATTTTTACCTTGTGCAGTTGCTATTTTATTTTCTTGATTTTGTGAAATAACTAAATTTTGGCCTACATCATTTCCTTTGATATTAAAATATTGAGCAGAACCTGTTTCATTTGAATAAATTGAAGATGCGTAAGTTGTTGGATTAGCTTCAAAATTATTTCCATCAATATTCCATCTTTGGGCAAAATCACCAGCTCCAGTTAAAAGAGTTGGTTCGAAATTAAAATCTCCGTTTAATAAAAGAGAGGGGTTGTGTAAAGCACTTTTGTTCAAAAAATCATCGTGCAAATCAGATAACCATTTCTTCCAAGAATCCGAATTTATTTCTTCATTTATAGGCGGTTTTGAGAGTAATTTATAACTTTTATTTAAGAATGTCATAGCCAACCAACAATTTATCTATCATAAAATCTCCTAAACCAAAATATTCGATTTTAAATGTCCAATATTGAGCAACACCAGCATTTCTCCAGATTGTTTTGTTTTTGTATTTACCAGTTTTACCCAAGCCTCCAGGTATTTTGTTAGAATAATTTATCCCTCTATCTTTTGAAAGGCTTAGGTAAGCAGGTATAGCCCTTTTATTTATAAAATCTAAGCCTTCTTTGCATGATAATTCAATGCTATTTACTCTAATATATGATTCATCTTTAATAGAAAATGTTGTGCTTATTCGAGTGCGTTTTATCTTTTCATTATTGTTAGTGTGATTTTTTTCATCAATCACATATAAATTTCCGCTCCTATAATCTCCAACTATATCTTCACCATTAAAAAATGCGTGATGCTGTGCAATATTACGCCCGCCTGTTAATGCTTCTTTTTCACTCCATGTGAAAATTCCATCCTTAAGACTGCTTTCAGTAATATCAAAAACCCATGTGTTATTATCAAAAGATACTTCATAAAGCGAATGTCCGTTTTCTGAATACATAAAGGCAGATGCCTCTGCAATATTTTTATAAGAAGTAAGCAATTTTTGTAAAGATTTGGGCGTTATCGATATGGCTCTGTCGCCTTCTGATATCATGAAACTTAAAACTCCATTTTCATCTTGTGCGAGCCATATTATATAACCAGAGGTAGTTGCAATCGAATCTTTAGCAATACAGCCATATTCCATTGCTTGAACTCTGTTGGGAACAAAAGGAAAATCTTTTCCACCTTGGTTTTCCCAGATTTCAGTAAATTTCTTTCCAAACAAAAATATACTTTGCTTTAGCACGCGAACGGCGATTAATGTATCTGGTCGTTGGTCAAAAGGTTCTTCGTCAAAGGCATTGTATGTTGTTAAATCGTTATTTGCAGAGATGACAAATTTATTTGAATCGCCTTCGACAACTATTGTAAATCCATCTTTAAAATCAACGTCAGTTGGGCTTATAGGAAAAGCATCTGCTGTTATTTCTTCAAAAACCCCAGTATTTCTGTTATGAGAATATCCTTTATTACCATCAACAAATATAGTTTGATTCGAGTTGTTTGATTTTGCTGCTATATATCCAGAAGCTGTTCCTATATCTCCTAATTTAGTTAAGATAAAAGATGAGTCATATATATAAACAACAGAACCAGAGACAACATATAAATATTTTTCTCCGTTTTGTTCGCCTGCATATAACAACCTACAATTTTTACCTTCTGGTAAAGTGTTTTTTAGAGTTAAACCTGCGGTTGGAATAAGAACATTATTTTTTGTTACAGCATCAGTATGCACAAGCATATTTATAAGACGTTGATTGTCTAATATATTAGAGATGCCATAATTAGAACCCCCGATTATGTTTATTTCACCAACAGCCATTGGAATACCGATTTTTAGAATAGATTGAATTGTTAACTAGCACATTATCTGTGATAGCACCCTCTGATTTGTTTATGTGTTTGTTGGTATAATTCAAAAGTCTTTTATATTCTCTATCGTTTTTTGCACTCCAAACTGAGCCGTGATAAAAAGAAATAAGTTCGTATGCAAGAGCATATCTTAAAAAATCGTTCCAATTATAAGGTATCTTTATTTCTGATAATTTCATTTCAGACTTTATATCTACAAACGGAAATCGCGCTTGCATGTCAATTTCATATTCTTGATTTGGCGTTGGAAAAAAAGTTATATAGGAAACATAAGGTTGATTTTCCAGTAAATAATTAACTGGCCTTCCTTCAGAACCTAAGTTGAAAAAATTATTGTAAACTTGATTTGAACTTACCTCAGACAATGGATAAATTGGTCTATCTGTATTTTTAAATCTTAAGTTTAAAAATTCTATAGATTGAATCATGCTTTTATCAGCAGAAATATTTGTGAAATCAATACCACTTTCGTATTTTGGCTGACCTGCAACTGTGTTGAAAGTAATTAAAGTTGAATATGGTATTTTAATTAATGCTAATTTTGTATTAAGTAAACTTAATGCTCGGCAAAAGTCCCCGCCTGGAATAGTATCAAAATCTCTACTAAATTCTCCAATCATCTCAAAAGCAAGCGTGATAATATCATTTACAGTTGTATTAATCATATTATACATATATTACCTACAAGAGATTTTTTCTCGTTAAGTAGCGAAAATTCGACCTTTAACAGTCAAAATAGCCGCCTAAGCATCGAAATTTAGCACTTAAGCGACTATATTAAGAGATTAAGTTAAAACTCTGATCGCTAAACGTTTATCAATACCAATAGCAAATTGAGTATAAACCCGAGTGAACTCTTGATCTGATTTTATATCACCCTGCATTCCAATTCTCATGCTAATGCCGCTGTCTGGATCTGTGTACATCGCACCAACAACATTAGATAACTTTTTCATTTGCATTGGACAAATATATAATGCTTTTGGAGTGTAAACAAAATTAGATTTATAATTTCCAACAACATAACCAGGAGTTCCAGCAACTACTTGACCACTAACATTTTCATTTGCATGTGTACTTACTGCTTTAGCTCGAGTGTAAATAATTGCAGGGTCTATTTTAACTCCAGTAACAACAAGAGCAGCAATTACAGCACTATCTTCAGTTACTCTTAACTGCAATTGACGTTCCGTTAATTCATCTCCGTTTTCATTTAATGGATAAACACCTTTTGAAACTACATCAATAGATATTAAATCGCCTACTAATAGTTTTTTGCCATTTGCAGCAGTATCCGTGAACGTAAGGTCGATAGTAGTAGCACCATCAGGGATATTGTTTGTAACCGTACAAGTTATCGCTGGCGGTAGCTCAGAAACATGATTAGGATTATGAGTAGTCCCAAAAATTCCTGAATAACCAGATAAATTCTCAAGAGTTCCAGAAGCCAAGATTTTACCAACTTGCTTTAAATTAAAGTTGTTTTGGAAAAAACCCATGAGTTTTGATTTCTGAGTATTGGTTATAGCTAAATATAATTTATCATCCCAGCATAAATCCTCAGAAAATGCTCTAGCTTGGTCAAATGCATCCCATGAACTTAAGGATGTTCCTGGAATACCTACAAAGTTAAAAACTTTGTTATGCAATGCTTTGGCGCATAAAATATCAGATTTAGAAGCAATCTTACGCATAGATGGCTCTAAAATTTTATCCTGTTTGGCCTCGGTATCTAATGCCCCTTGTGAATAAAGCCATTTAGCTTGATCATAATTAAATGCAGTATTTTGTTTTAGCTGAACAATAACTGGATAAGTACGATCAACCATATTAGAAGCTGTTACAACATCTCCTTCTTGCAAATCAATATTAGAATTCATTCTTTGGTGGAATGTTGATCCAACAGAATAAGGACCTTCGCCCCCATAGGGATTTGCACTACCCGTTGCTTTATAGCCTGTGCGAAAATAAGTTGATAATTTACTGTATAAAAAAATAGCTCGTTTGACTAATGAACTAGTTACAAATTGGTTTGTTGGCATAATGTTTTCTCCCCAGAAACATATAATTAAAATAATTTTTACATGGCAGCAAACTGCTCCGCTTCCCACGCCTCAAACTGTCTTGAAGGACTTAAATGGTCATTATTAATGACAGTTTTCCCAGCAGGTTTAGTGTTAATAGCAGCTTGATTTGATGCAGGTTTGTTTTTAACAGAAGATTTCGTATATAATATTTGTGCCATTTTGCTTTTTTGCTGAACTTGCGGAAGTGATAAAATATCTTCCCATTCATCGGGGTTTTTATCTACCCATTCCACCATATTTTTCAACAGTCCTTTTGTTTCTACTCCTGTTTCGTCAGTAATAGAGCAATTTGAAGCATATCTTGCTAATTCGCCAATATCAGTGTTTCTAAGTCCTGAATCATTTATTTTGGAAAGTGTTTTTTGCAAATTAGTATTATTTAATACAATATCTTCTATTTGCGCGCCCAGGATAGCATTTTGTTCATCTGCATTTCGAACAAATTGTCTCTCCTGTTCTTGAACTCCCTCATTAAATTTAAGAATCCTTTGATTTTCGGCTTCTTTATAAACATCTGCATAAACTTCGTCATCTTTTGATAGTGGTTGCCCAGTATCTGGATGAAGTAAAGGTATTTTGCTAGAAAAGTTATTTCCTGTTTCAAATTGAACAGTTTTTTGCTCTTCCCGCTTGTTACGCTTTAATTGTTTTTCGATGGCTTTATCGATGTCTTGTTGAGTAAATAACTTTTCTTCTGGCGGTGTAGTAGTAGAAGAATCATCTTGCGAGTTTTTTTCTGCTTCTGATTCAGACGACTGTTGATTTTCTGGTTCGTTAGAATTAGTTTCTTCTTGCGAAGGTTGATTTTCTTCAGACGCTGAATTATCCCCAGATTCCTGGTTATCATTTTCTTGAATAGATTGACTATTATCGTTATCTTCTGGCATAAACTCCCCTTTACATAATAACAAGTTTTTTAAATGTTCTTGAAAACATCCGACCAAGTTTTAAAATGTTCTTGTAACATCATCCAGGCATTTTTAATGCGCCCGTAACATTAATGTTTTTATTATAGCTCCTTTTTTTTGTTTTTAAAGTGTTTTTTTCACTCACCAGGCTTTTCTCCTGTGTCTTTTTCTATAAGTGATTCTAAAATTCCGTGCAATCCTTCATTCTCTGCTTCAATTTTTTTAATATGGGTGCCTCCTAGAACCTCAGCAGTTTTGAGATGCGCCTGAACAGTTTGTTGCTGAGCTTTGTTCATTTCAGCCTCAGCTTTGACTTGTGTATTAATTCTATTAACATTTGTTTCCATAGATTTTTGTATAATTTCTTGTTGTTTTAACTGAAGTTCTTTTTCCTTGATTTCCATCATAGGATTTGGTTTTGGTGGCGGCGGCGGCTCATCTTCAGTTATTGCTTTTATAGCGGGTGGCAATTGAGATTTGTAAATCTTGGCTAACATAGGCGCATATTTGGACGGCAACTCATTAGAGATAATATATTTTGAAACCATATCTTCTATTGCTCCCAACTTAATCATAGAATCAATAATAAATTCTTTTTGGTACGCATATGGCGCGCCAATATCAATTTCAACGGAATATTTGATGTCTTTTACATTGTTTTTATATAAAGGACTGCCTGTGTTATCGTATTCCCCCGTTGGTTCATTTAAGATAACCGATTTTGGTTTTCCCATCCCATCTGTTAGCGTTACGCGTCGAGTAGATGTATACAATGTGGGTACTAATTCAACTAAGATGTCGGCAATTTCTTGGATTGCCATATAATTGTTGTCTATTTCCGAATAGTTTGTTTTTTGAGCTTCTTCTATTTTTTTCCCTAGAACAACTCCACTCAATTCTTTTCTATCTGCGCCCATGGTCGCAGGATGCATTCCCGTGCAATTTTCGATATCGACAGTTGCATGTTGTGCCGCAGCCAAATAAACAGGAGATACTTGTTGAGGCCCCAAAAGTGAGGGCGGAGGGATATTACCAGCAGAATCATCGTAGGTAATTACATTTGATGTATTCGTCGAATCTTCCATTTGTGGTTTGTAAATCTCGTCTATTCCGAGCGCAGACTGACCAACAACAGTTTTAGCAAAAATTGCTTGTTTCATCGCATTCGCATTTAGCGAGTGAGAATAATTTAACAAAATTTGTGCGTCTTTTGCGCTCTCTCCGAACCATTTGGTTCTTATTTTACCCATATCATCGTAAACCCAGTTGCCCAAAACTAACGTCCAAGGGAACTTCTCAGCAGGCCATTCTTCACATTCAAGGATTTTGTTGAATGTTAGTGTATACAACTTTATCTTGTAAATTTTGCGCACTTGCTGTAATTCAATTTTTAATTCTTCTGGAATTTGATTATTTGTTGGTGCTAAGCCAGCAGGTGGTTGCATTCCAATTTGTGCAAATGCCGCCATTTGGGTTTGTTGAGAGATAAAATGTTTAATTTGTTTTTTGACGCGTTTTATTTCTTTTTCAGCATCTTCTAAAGGCATTGTGCGGCCATCAGATAATTGAGCTAATGTAATTGATTTATACTCCTTTCTAGCATATTTACACAAGCGGATAATTTTTTTATCACCCCAATTATAAGTATAAGAATCCCCAACTTCAGTTTCTGATGGGAAATTTGTGGGTATATCTTCATCGGGATATAAGTTTTTAAACTGATTGTGGCTTATTGCCCATGTTATTCCACAAAAATCACCTCTTTGACCAGTTAAATCACGGGAATCTACAATTTTTGGGTCAAAAAACGCATCGAAAGGATTTAAAAGATTATATATTTCTATGGTTTTATGAATGCTGTTTTGTGATTCATAATCCAGATTTATCCCAAGAACCCCACACCCTAATAATTGATTACGGTAACATTCTTGATAGGCTTTGCGCGCTTCTTTATTATTGACTTTAGTGCGCAATAATTGCTCGATTATCTCTATATCTTGCTGTTCAACTTTTGAGGCTTCATCTGCGGGGCGTACGATTAAAGAAGGTGTAGTGTTTTTGTATTCTCCAACTAAGTTTCTTAAAAGTGGTTGTATTCTGTTTATTTCGAGCAGTACTTTTTTACGATTGTCAAAATCAATTACTTCGTTGTCTAAAAACTGCCCCTTTTCTTCATAAATAAATTTACGGCCTCTTTCGTAGTTTTGTCGGTTTTCATACCAATACCCATCCCAACCGCGTTTGTTGTCTAATACTTCTTGTATTATTTCTTTAGCCTGCTTTTTGCCAATTTTTTCCATATATTACTCCCCAGCAAAATTATTATACCCAAGCAGATGTTACAACATTCCTGTTGTTTCCACTATTTGTTTTTTGTACAGTTTGTGTGCCTGTGGCCGTAAGACAATTATATTGGCCAGCATCGTGGATGTCACTCCACGGATGTAACTTTGACGGAGTTTCTTTTATGCCCATAACGCCCTCGGTTTTTGTTGATGGATAATTATAGTCTTGTACATAACCATTATATAATACGGGACACCCATTTTCAGAAACTAAATATCCAGGTTGACCGCCAACCATTTTGTTCAAAAATCCTTTTACTGAATCCAGGCGCATAATTATAGAATTTGTGCGCGCTGGCTTTGCATTAAATCCACAATCACGTAATATTTTAAATTTATCTCTACCTTCTCCATCTGACTTGTCTACTCCTGACGGGTCAAAAGTCACAATAAATTTATTGCGCGGTATATGAGATAATGTTGTGTTTAAATACGGTATCACTCTATCATCCAAAAATTCTTTCAGTGATGCCCTAACAGTTGTAAATTCTTTTATGCTTACTCTTTTGCCATTTATAAATTGATCAAATAAAGCTGCTGGAGTAAGACCAAAGTCCAAACCGATGTATATTGGATGATTAAAATCAAAAGATAATTCAGAAACTGAATGAATATCAGCATTAAATGATTCGTAAACCACTACTCCTCTGGTTAATAATCCATACTTGCCTTCAAGCATCACGTGTATATATGATTTCTCGCGGTTTTTAAGCAAACCTTCGTAATATCCTTTTTCTAAAAATTCCAGATTTTCTGCTTTTGGATTTACATAATATTCTCCATTGTCTTTTTGCAAAACAGCAGGTGGATAGTGATAAATTTCTTGGTAATCTTCTTTGTTTTCTTCGAATAAAATTTCTATCCAATGCCCTTTTGGTGGTGCGTTAGTATCCAACAACATGCGCTTTAAAACTATATCTGGGTCAGCGCGATCAATCTTTGCTGGATATCTACCTATTCGATCACGACACCAGTCAAATATTTCTTCCTCTTGTTCGCCAGCTTCGTTAAATAAAAAATATGTGACTTCTAGGGATTTTATTCTTTCTTGAATATTTCCAACATGGTCGAGAGCAAGTCCCTCTAGTTCTATATACACTTGCCTGCAATCTGTTACACCTTCAATTGCGCAGAAAAAACTATAGTAGCGGCGGATAGGTTGGTCTGTTTTTTTTACTGGCTCAATATCTAGTGATAACATCCAAGCATCTAATGTTTTTACTATTGTTGTCTTTAACTGCTCATAAGTATTTCTTATTATTTTCCCGCGAGACCTATAGACTCCATCCGTACATTCTGGAAACATGCACGCATACATTATACATTCCATCACCATCGCAACTGTTTTTCCACAGCCAACAGGACCAATAAGACATTTGTTTATTAATTCTGGTGGTGCATCATGGAATTTTTTTGATGTTGTGGACGGCACATATTTTTTGCCGTCGGCGAATACAATACTTCCATCTTTTTTGATTGTTAAACTTATTTTCGGGGGCGGAGCGTGCAGAATACTATCTAAGATAGTGCCAGTTTTTTCTAACTTGCTTTCAAAGCTCCCATAATTTGCCATCATTGCTCCCCAGCAAAACTAGATTTAATTCATCATTTATTAGAAAACTCTTTTTCAAAAAAATACCTTATGATGTCCAGCATTGTTTCTAAATTTTGGTTGCTTTTTTCAACTGGTTTACGCCAACAGCCAATATCAATTCCATAGTTATTTGCTATCTTGACCATGATTTTATGCATTTCACTATTTGACTTTGCTTTTTTGAAAACTCTTGCTACCTCTACTCTAAATCCATTCAGCTCTAGCTTTTCAAGCTTCTTAAGTGGGTCTCCTTTTACTATCCCGTGATAGGCTAACTTGTCCAACATGTGCATACACAGTTCGGCTTCTTCATTGGCTTTTTCTTTGTTTTCTTTGGCTTCTCTTTTTGCTTCTTCTTCAACGGCTAATATAATTTTTTTAATTAAATTAAAAAAGTGTTCTTGTGGCTCGTAAGTTTTTTCGTCAAAACTCTGTTGCGTTTTTTTCACTAATTCATGCCACAACTTGTCTCCATAACCGAAAAAGGTATGAAGCCCATTGACAACAATTTTTATCGTTGGGACACGCGTTGGGACACGATAGTAAACCTTATCCTTTCTTTGGTAGCTGGGCAGAGGGCAAACAATGTTTAACTGAATTACACCTGACTCTACTTTCTCCTCAGAGACTACTAACAACATGTCTTCGTCTACTTCGCTAACTATTTTTTTAAATATATCTATTCTTTTTCTGAAAGTGGTCATTTTCTATTTCCTCCTTTCTTGATTGGTTGATTTCTTAGCGGGGTTTTAATTTTCTTTTTTGATGTTTCTAATATAAAAATCCTGTCTTCTAAGAATCCTATTCTTTCTTCCAGAATTTTTATCATATTTTCGTTTGTTAACATTACTTATCCTTTTTTAAATATTGATTAACTGCTCTAATAATTTCTTCAAGACTTTTTTCTATCTTAGAAATCCGTTCATCGAAATCAACTTCGAAATCAACTTCAAGTATTAATTTTGAGGGTATACTAACAAATCCGCTAGGATATCTCGGGTCAGATATAGAGTATATATTTTCTTTTGCTTTCATATTAATTTTCTTCTTGAAATTCTTCTTCCGTCCCGAACCACACACACATATTATCACGATCGCTAACATTTAATGATTGCACATGTTTATACGTTTTAATTTCCTCAACATCTAGGATTTTTAACGATGATAGTTGCTCATAATTTTCTTTGATTTTAAATCGCAAATCCATACATGCATTCAGCAAATTTGTATCGTGTAATTTCCACATTTCTATTTCTTCTTTTAACTTTTTAATTTTTTCGTATTGATCTGAGGATTTCGTGGTAAATAATTTCATGTTTGCTAAATTTCCATGATAGACAGTTCTAACGCGCATTCCATTGCATCTATTTTTTCAGCTATGCTATTTCTTTCTTCAACCCAATTTCCAGACCACTCTTTTATTTGTTTTTTCAGGTTTAGCTTGGTAGCTTCTCCTTCTGGATTGTGTTCACAATATTTGTGAAAGGGAACGTTTAAATTTTCATCAGTTGCAATTAGGCTGTCGAATAACTGTAACTGTAAAACTTCTACACAATTTTTGCCAACTAAACTCTGATTGGGTAGTAGGTAACCATTTAAATCAATCCCCCAAACTGTTGTTTTGCTATTTTGTTCTTTAATGTCCAAAAAAAAGAACGTTCCGTTGCCTGGATTAAACCCCAGGCATAATGATTTGTTGTGATTAATTAATGTAATAAGATTGTAAATTGTGGGATAACAATTGCGCTGCTTGGTTTTTAACTCAGCAATTTCTGAGCGCAGTTGTTGGCGTATTTTTACGTCCCAATTTTTACCTCTTCCGCCGGCAACTTCTACTTCATTTGATTCCATTTTAATTTCCTTCTAATAAGTACAATATTGGTACAGTTATACCTGTTCACCTGCTTTCTTTGATTTCAATCTTAGTTCTAGTGCTATTAATTTGTTTTCCTCAATTAATTTTAATCTTCTGAGGTTTAGAAGCAGAGATTTTTTCATGTTCATTTCTCTTTTTCCTTCTACGTTCTTTTTTGCTTCCTCTTTGATTTCTTTGAAAAAGAAATCAATGTTGCTTTGCAGTGCTTCTATGGGAGGCAAATAAGATGTGGATGTTATTGTAGTTCTGGTAGAGTCATTTTTTATATACAAATATTCTGCACGTCGTTTGTACGCATCTAATATGCCTAGCATATGTTCTTTTGCGTCCTCCAGTTTTTCTTTATTAGTTTCGCATGCCGCGGACATTTTTTTTAAATCTTTGGCGATAGCAAACATACATTCCTTGTGTTCTTTTTTTGCTGCTTCCGCATATTGTTCGACGTGGTCACCCCAATATCGGTGCACTTTACACGATAAATAATCTTCAATTTTGGAACTTCGGAAATTTAATTGCATAGGGCAATCTTTATACCCAAACAATTCTAACTCTAATATTTTTTCTATTTTTTTGCCAGTGTTATAAAAAATTTCTATTTTTATTTCCATTTTGTCGTCAAGATTGTTAATGATTGACGTGCGGGTTTCGCAGGCGTTTTGTTTAGCACACTCCAAAAAATCATAGACAGATATGCCTATGTCATCTTTGTTTTTGTTAAGATTTGCAATTTCATCCCGCAGACTTAGGATTTTTGCTTCTGCTTCTCTTTCTTCTGCTTCTGCTGCTTCTGCTTCTGCTGCTTTTGTTTTTAACATCATTCTTTGCTCCTTTCTTGTGCGATTAATCCTTTAATTTTATCAGCATACGGCAGCAACTGCGCCAATTGATTTTCCATGATTTTAAATTTCTCTTGCATCGATTTAAACTGTGCAATTTCTGTGCGTGCAATCAGCATCTTAACCTCTGCCTCTGCAAATTTATAGTTTGTGTTATTTTTGCGCAGGCGTTTGTTGATGTCGTTTAATTGTGCAATTGGGTCGTCATGGTGCTGCATCGTCAATCGCGCTAGCTTACGATATGTTGCTGATATACACATATTATTACCGCGCAGATATCCTTGTATAATTTTCGCACGTTCCTCTCTGCAATTTTTATCGACCATTTCTTGCACAACATTTGAATTGTTGTCGTAGCCATACTCAATCCCCGCGCGCGTCGCGTTCATATATTTTGTTAGCCATTTTTTGCGCAATTCAATCTGTTTGTCTTCATTTATGATGCTGTACAAAAAATTACCACTGTAGCCAACGGCTTGGGATGCGCGACTATCTGATACACCTGTCGCCAACAGCTCTATCGCCGCCGCTATTTTTTCATCCTTGCTCATTTTGTCTACATTTTGCACAATGTCACGCTGCGCATTAGTCAGTAATGCCAGTATCTCTTTTTGATGCCCCGACCTTTTTTTTGGCTTGTTCATTTTTTGCTCCCCCTCCCGTGATCGCCTGTCCCGCCACGCACTAGACATATAATATTATATGTAATGCCATTACCAATGGTAATTCTAGCACTTTTTTTTGTGTTTGTGAATTTTTCGGGGGTGTGTAGGTGTGGTTACCTACACACCCCCAATATTATGCATAGATACTGCATAATATGCATAATCTAGCTACTTTAATGTTTAATTATTCACACAAAAAAAATAGGAATTATTTGAAAAAAAGACTTGACAGATTATACTACGGTATATATACTACGATATATAACAATAATTAATTAGGTTATTTATTATTAATTAAGAGGACAAAATTATGAACGCATACATATCCAACGAGATTTACAATCTACATAATACCAGACCATTATATCTACAATATACTGATCAGATTGATCCGCAGAACGCATACATATATTTAGATTTGGAAGATGGAGAAATAACCGCAGAACCTGCACGACATCACACGCAGGGTCAACCAATTGGCCTACGCCACGGCATTTTAAAAAAATTTTTGGTAAATAATAAAATCTCCAGAAATGATCTAATAAAATCGATTACACAAAACATAGACAATTTTAACGCAATTTTGAACGAAAAATGCCCCATACAACAATATTATCTAATCAAAGATATGAGCTACATAATATAACATCCACCGCATGCCCATTGCTAAATAGTGGGCATCTGGGGGATTTTATTAAGAGGATTAAATTATGAGAATATACACAACAGATTCAAACGCCATGTCTTTTTTTGACGGAGAAAATATGGATTTTTTCAAACCCTGGATTAAACAAGGAACGCTCAAATATGACAAATCAACTGGCATACATAAATGCACACAGGCCAGATACATGGAAATTACTCACGCACTTTTTGACAAGCAACTTAAAAAAGAGGATTAAATTATGGACATCTACATAACAGACACTAACGTATTAACAACATTAAATTACGATAACAAAATCACGACATTGGACCCATATATCGCATCTGGCGATCTAACATACAACGACAACACCGATCAGTGGGATTGTAACGACCACACATACGCCAGCATCTGCGATTACATTGCCGCAGATATTAATTTAGCAGCATTAAAAACAAAAATCAGAGAAAAACAGGGTTCTGAACTGCTAGAAGTTGCATTAAACAGCAGGCACGCCCCTGATGTAGCACATTGCGAACAATCTGAAGCAACATACGACTACTTAGATGCAATTTTTGCACAATAAAAGAGGAAAAACCCGCGGAGGACTAAATCATGAAATCATTTAAATTTAAGGGAGTACGCTACTTTTTTAAACTAAACGAAGCGTGCGACAAAGCAGACATTTACGTTAACAAAAACTTGCACACTAACCAATATCTCGGACGCATCAACTTAGATTCCGAAGGCGTAGTATGTGCTTTTTTTCATCAACTAGAATCGCAGAGGAGTATCAAAAATGTTTAAAAAATTAAAAGGTGATCGCGCATACATTTCGCATCGAGAATTACATTAGAAGTAACAAATTAAAAAGGAATTAATCATGGAAACTAAATATAAAATCACGAAGAAAGAAATCAAAACATTAGAAAACTACGCTTATAAGGTTATGGGGATTGGAAACAATTTATTAAGCGAACTATGGCCTGCTGAAAAGCATGCAGAAAATATATATCACGAAAGTGACAATATTTTAAGAGAATTAAAATTTATAAAGAGGAACTAATAATGGAAACTAAAAAGCTTAAAATCGAAAGCGAAGAAATGTTAGAAACATTAAAGAATATCAGGGAATTTATGATAAATAATGAAATCGATGAATTTGAGATTAATGACAAAACACACGACCTGAAGGTTAATAAGTTTTTACATGGGCGAGTATACACTGTTATCGATAATAAATTTATAGATATAATTGCTTCGGTATGGAAAGATAAAGCCATAAAAAAAGGACAAAACCCTACTTCTGCGTACAGCTATGCCGGAGGACTTTGGATATTTGGCTACATAAAAAATTCCTGGCGATCGGGAAAAAATAGGGGCTGGAAATACGTCCTATATTATTTTGACAAAAAGAAAAAAAAGTTTATCGAAGCAACTCTTAATCGATGGATGAAAGAGATCGTAATAGAAGGCAATCATTGGTCAGGAATAGAGCAAATAACCTCTAAGCTAGAAAAAGCTGTTACAAGACAAACTTTCGGAAAAAACAAACTGGACTTAAATTTAAAAAGGAGGAGCACATGAATATCACTGACTTAGAAAACCGAGGTTATAAAATTAATTGGGCATCTACCCGGCATGTTGACGACAGGCTTTATTTCATAAGCTCCGTTAAAACCAAAGAAAAAACATTTATTTATGCTGGCTGGCAAGAAGCACATAATAGTTATAAATATGAAGAATTTATCGCACTAGAAAAATCTAATTTTCGGCAACACAGAAAAATAAACAAGTTGAGGAGATATTTTAGAGAGATTAAAAATTATGATGATTTTTGCGAAATGGTGAAGCGTTTTAAATTAAGTTTGGATAAACATAAACTAAGAGGAAATAAAAATGAACGATAAAAGTAAAAGTTATAAAAAAGGTTACAAAAATGGTTACAAAGACGGTTACGAAGACGGTTTTAATCGCTACGAAGAAGATTATGAGGATCATAGCGATGATGAAGCAGGTTATCTTTACAGTTTTAGAGAGATTAAAAATTATGATGATTTTTGTGAAAATGATGGACTTTGTGAAAAAGAGTATAAAGAAGGGTATGACGATGGTTATTCTTACGGCCACGAAGAAGGTTTTGATAATGCATAGGGATTGTTTTCAAAAATTATGTGGGATTAAAAAACTTAGAGTAAAAACATTATGAGTATAGTTTTAGAAGAAATCGCAGATAGATTAGAGGAACTTGCTGACGATGTATTAGCAGCTACTCAAAACTCAAGAGTAAAAAGAATAGTTGAAGATATAGAAGACGAAACCTGCAATCTCAGAAAAGAAATAGACAACATTAAAGGAGAAAAAGATATGAGTAAAAAAAAGATACTGAATCTGGAAAAACTGCACGAAGTTAAAGACAGACTAGATGAGCCAAACGCGCTTATAAGTGAAATCTCCTATTGCGGAGCAATAGTTGAACATGTAGAAAAAAGACTGAAAGAAATCTCTGACTGCTTGATAATTTAAAACCTACCCATTGGTATTAGTAAAGGCATTATCTCTTGTTACGCAAAAACCTTGGCATCCTCTGGGGTTTTCTGGGATATGTCTTTACCTTCTTTATTATATTCTATTTAAAAAAAAAGAAAAAGATGGTGTTGAGGGGGGTGGATTTTGGGGGTTTTTAAAATCTAGCAAAGAGCGCGCGTAATATTAATATTTTATATTATTATTTAATATTAATATTTTAGGGGCGAAATTTGGCAATAGAATCATGGACTTCCAGAACGAACTATCACATATTGTCTACAAAAAAGGGCGGAACTATCACATATTGTCTACAAAAAAGGGCGGAACTATCACATATTGTCTACAAATATTTTCTTAAATTTGTCTCTGTACAGCAGTTATTAACAGGTTATCCACAGGATGTTAGTATTTTGATGAAATATTGTACAAAAACAGGCGGAACTATCACACATTGATAACGAACTATCACACATTCACACATTCACACATTCGCAGATAATATATTACCCCGTTTAGTGGTAAAATTACTAGATTTGGCAACTAAATGGAGAAATATTGCACAAAATCAGCCTAAACTATTCATTTTTGTATACTAAACCATAAGTTCATATGGTAAAAAAGCACTTATATGAAAAAAACAAGTAAAATAAATGCTTTTTAAAATTGCGTGTGATAGTATTGTTTTTCAGCATAAGTTAAGTTTTGATTATCAGGGGAAAACATGAAAAGTGAGAAAAAAATTATGATAGCTAATGAATTAATCAGCGCAAATTACACAACATCTTATTCACTTCAAGAACAACGAGCACTCTTATGGGTAATCACAAAATTAAAAAAAGGAGATATTGACTTAGTTGAGAAAAAATTAGATAAGGAAATGAGCATTCCTTTAACTGATTTTTCGGAATTCATGGGAATCGACAAAAACCAAGCTTATCGAGACTCAAAAAAAATATTCAAAGCATTGTCACGTAAAACCATTGAGCTAAAAAATGA